AAAAGAATACTCACCTTTAAATACATTCTATGGTATTCCAGACATTATTGCAGCAATGCCATCTCTTATCGGAGATCAACTTGCATCTCAATATAATATTGACTACTTTGAGAACAAGGCTGTTCCTAGATATGTTGTAACCCTAAAGGGCGCAAAACTTTCAGGTGATGCTGAAGATAAAATGTTTAGATTCTTACAAACTGGACTTAAGGCTCAGTCACATAGAACTCTTTATATCCCGCTTCCTGGAGATACAGAGGGAAATAAGGTTGAGTTTAAAATGGAGCCAATTGAAAATGGTATTCAAGATGGTTCTTTTAAAGAATACAGAAAACAAAATCGTGATGATATTTTGATTGCTCATCAAGTTCCATTATCAAAATTAGGGGGATCTGATTCTTCTGCAATTGCAGCAGCCCTATCCCAAGATCGTACATTTAAAGAGCAAGTTGCAAGACCAGCACAGCGCCAAATAGAAAAAATGATTAATAAAGTTATTCGTGAAAAAACTGATATTTTAGAATTTAAATTTAACGAACTAACACTTACAGATGAAATTGCTCAATCTCAAATTCTTGAAAGATACGTAAAGACTCAAGTTATGCTTCCAAACGAAGCAAGACAGCAACTTGGACTCCCTCAAGCGCCACATGGAGATGAACCATTTCAATTAAAACCACAAGACGCAGCAAATGACACTGCAAATCGACAAAGAGATTCTGAAAGAACAAATACTCAATCTGACGGGGCAGCAACAGTTTCTGGTAGAAATCCAAAGGGTTCTGGCAGAGCGTCTCAATAATTGAGATATTGTAAAAAAAGTGCCTTATACTATACAGTAAGATGATTATAACTAAGGCCCAATGGAACACTGAGGGCGAGCAACTTCGACTTTCAATGCCTTTTAGTAAGGTAGATAAAGAAAGACGCACAGTTTCAGGCTTTGCCACATTAGATAACGTTGACAAACAAGATGACATTGTTACAACAGAAGCAAGTTTAAAAGCATTTAAAAAATTTCGTGGAAACATTCGTGAAATGCATCAGCCATCTGCTGTTGGAAAAATGGTTTCGTTTAAAGAAGATAAATATTATGATACAAAATCAGAAAAAATGTACAACGGAGTTTTAGTTTCTGCATATATTTCAAAGGGTGCACAAAATGCATGGGAAAAAGTTTTAGATGGAACATACACAGGATTTTCAATAGGTGGAAAAATGAATAAATGGGACGAAGCATATGACGATCAAGTACAAAAACAAATTAGAGTTATTAAAGATTATGATTTAGTAGAATTGTCACTAGTTGATAGTCCAGCAAACCAATTTGCAAATATTGTTTCTGTAGAAAAAGTAGATGGTGTAGATATTGTAAAAGGTATGGATACACCAATTGAAAATGTTTTTTGGGATAAAGAATCTGGAATTGTTATGGTTTCAGAAAATGAATCAGAATTAAGCCCTACCTCTGGTATTCAAATGCAAAACATAGGTTTCGTTGAAAAAACAGACAACGAGAAAACAAGCATGATCAAGTTCTTAGTTGAAAGTGCTAATGGCACAAGTATTTCTAAGATAGACAAGGAGGAAAATCCTATGGCAAAAACAACAAAAAAAGAAGCAACAGAAATTGTTGAGAAATCTATTGCTACTGTTGAAGATGTTCAGGTCGCTCCACAAGAAGATGCCGTAGTTGAAGTTGCTGAAGTTACAAAATCAGAAGATGTTGTAGCAGAAACAATTTTAACAACCGAGCAGGCTGTGGTAGCAGAAGTAACTAAGGCAGAAGAGCCAACAGTTTCAGAAGTTACTAAGTCTGAAGAGGTAGTTTCTGAAGTTAAGACTGAAGAAGTATCTAAGTCTGATGTAGTAATTGCAGAAGCAGTTACAGAAATCAACAATACTCTCACATCAGCCTTTGGCGATCTAGTTGCAACCGTTAAGTCTCTGCAAGAGCAGGTTAATGCAATTACAAAATCAATTGGAGCAGTAGCACAAGATGTTTCTGCAACAAGAGATGAGTTTAATGAATTTGGAAAGCGTGTAGATGCCGTTGAAGCAGATACAGCATTCCGAAAATCTGGCGATCTCGGTGAGATTGTTCAGGAACAACCAGAAATGGTTGAGAAATCCCTATGGGGCGGACGTTTCCTCAAAACAGCCGATCTATTTAGATAAATCACTTAGGAGGTGTAATAATGTCGGAAGAAATTAAGAAAAACCAGCCAGGTACAAGCGGACAACTGGGCGGAACAACTCCAGGCCTTTACCAAGGTCAGGGTGCATTCGCATCAGGTTCAGACGCAGCAGCAAACGTACCGGGAAATTACGGTGATGGTGGAGAACTTGGAAATATTCCAGTCGCACTAGCAGGCGTAACAACAGGCGCAAACGCAGTAAACCCTTCAGGTGATGTCGGAAGCGGTATTCTTCGTCCAGAACAAGCACGTCGTTTTATTGACTATGTTTGGGACGCAACAGTACTTGCTCAAGATGGTCGTCGTGTAACAATGAAGGCTAACACCATGGAACTTGAAAAAGTTAACGTTGGTGAGCGTGTAATCCGTGCTGCTTCACAAGCAGTTGGTGACTACACTAACGCAGGAGCAACATTCAGTAAGGTAGAACTTACAACCAAGAAGATTCGTCTAGATTGGGAAGTTGCAGCAGAAGCACTAGAAGATAACATCGAAGGTGCACAACTAGAAGACCACATCGTTCGTCTTATGACAAACGCATTTGGTAATGACATTGAAGATCTAGCCATTAATGGTGACGGATCAACAGGATCATTCCTTTCAATTATGGATGGTTTCGTTAATAAGGTCAAGACAGATGGAGATGCTCACGAGTCAGAAGTGACCGTAGTAGATAATGCTTGGACAACAGGCGTTATGCAAGATATCATCCTAGCAATGCCACGTAAGTATCGTGCTATCAAGCAGAACCTAAAGTTCTATGCTGGTACAGATGCTTTCCAAGGTATTGTTAAGAATAATGGTACTCTTGCAGATGCTGTTGCAGAGGCTTTTGCTGGTCAAGTACCAGGAAGCACTCAAGCAAATCGTCAAGACTACCTAGATGGAATGGGCCAAACATTCGGTGGAGCACGTACAACTCGTGTTCTTGGTGTTGCGGTTCAAGAAGTTCCTTACTACCCTGCAGGCTATGTAGATCTTACATTCCCAGCAAACCGTGTATGGGGTTTCCAACGTGATATCACTGTTAACCGTGAGTACAAGGCAAAGAAAGACACTGTAGAATATACAGTATTTGTTCGCTTTGGTATTCAATGGGAAGAGCAGGATGCAATTGCGTTCGCTGACGCTGCTTCAGATTCTTAATCTGTAAACAGTTTTTGGGGGATGAGAGTTAATTCTCTTGTCCCCCTTTTCTATTTATAATGATATAATACAAGAAGGAGGATACTATGTCTGATGTTAAACAAAAAAATATACAATCCCTTGGACCAATTGCTGATAATGTATTTGGTACTGTTGTTGCATCTTCAGAGTCATTCTCAGAAATCAAAGAAAAAAAAGAAAAGCCCGTAAAAGACAACGTAGCCATATATTCTAACAAAAACATATACTCTTCAGGTTTTGGAAAAATATTAAAAGGCTACAACATAGTAGAAAGAATTAATGCTGAAAAATGGCTTACAAGGCCAGGGATTAGAATTGCAAGTCCAGAAGAGGTAGCAAAGGAGTACGGTCTATAACATGGATATATTAAGAGTTCCTACATACCCTAAAGTAACTACCTGGGATGTTCCAGATGCAAATAGTGACTATACAATTTACGTTGAAGATTTGGCAGATCATGTGTTACAGAGTTCAAATGTAACATCTACGACAGGCTCTAAAGTTACATATGCATTTCCCCAGTCAGATTTATTATTGGATAGAAATTTTTTGTTTCAAGTATTAGACGAAGATGAAAACATTGTTATAGAGGACACAATAGAAATAAAAAGACCATACATTGACCCAAACCTGCTTGGATCAACCGCATCTGAAGTATCAGAATACACACAGTTAGAGATGATTGCTAGATCAATTATAGATACAGTTGTCCAGGGTGGTTTTTATAATTCAAAAGAAATAATTCAAGGAGTCGGTCAAGGCTCTGATTATTTTAGTATTTGGAAAAGGTTTAACAAAATTTTAAAAGTATACGAAAATAATATTTTAATTTATGATTTTGAAACTCCAGATGACAACATATACACATTTAATATTACAGCCGACAACTCAGGAATACAACGTTATTTTGATTCACAGTATAACCGTGTTGAACAAGGTTCAATTGTGTTACCACCAGCATACGGAGATTTGGGGTCTGTTGGAAGTGGAAGAATTGTAGACTTCCCAAGAGGATATGATTATATTTTTGTTTTAGACGCAGGATATAAAACAGTTCCCGAAGATGTAAAATATGCCACTACTTTATTAATAGAAGATTTAAAATGTGGAAAATTAGATTACTACAAAAGATATGTTACTTCATACGACACAGATCAATATAAAATTCAATTTAATAAGAAAATTTTAGAAGGTACTGGAAACATGATAGTTGATAAAATTTTAGACAAATATGTAACCAATATTGTCAAACCTGGAGTGATTTAATGTTATGCGAACCAAATGACTTTATACATCCAATGTGTGCAGATATTTATTATGCAATATCTACCCAAGGTGGTTATGGAGAAATAAAAAAAGAATGGCTAGTCGATAGAACAATTGCCTGCAATGCTGCCCCTTCTACTAGAAAAAATATTGAAGAATTAGATCCAAAAATGATTTCTCAACTTAACAACAAACTAATTGCAAGATCCTCAACAGATCTAAGAATTTCATCTCTTGATAAGCCATATGCAATTACTGACATATTGATTACAAACGTAAGAGATATGCATGGAAATATGATATATAAAGAAACATCTGGTATTCGTTCTGGAAAAGGTACAATCTATGAAATTGCAACAATACAGCCCTTTGTCGGCCCTTTTGGAAACGTAGAGTCATATCAGATGGTTTGGAGACGTACCGAAAGCCAAGCGTCGGTAGATTAATGTTAGTTAGGTTAAATACTAAACTTTTTCAAAAACAACTAGACAATATGGTTGAGTACTCCTTTGGATTTTTAGAAGGAGCCGAAGATGGCAAAAAAATATTTTTAGATAATCTTGCAAGGGGAACTATTGAGGGATTAAAATTATACATAGACGCTATGGCAAGAGGTAACCCACAAGCATTGCACCACGTATATGAATGGTACCAAACAGGCAATAGGGGACAAAGATTGTTTGACATTGAATATAGAGTAACAAGTCTAGGAATATCTATTACTTCTAAATTTAGACAATCTCAATCTATTCAATCTGGATCTTATGAACCATTTTATAATAAGGCAAAAATTATGGAAGAAGGAGTTCCTGTTGTTATAAAGCCAAAGAATAGCAATGTCCTTGTTTTTGAGGACGACGGAGTCACAGTATTTACTAAAAAAACAATAGTTAATAACTCCCCTGGAGGAAGAGAGGTTAAAGGGTCTTACGAAAAAGTATTTGATGGATTTATGAACACATACTTTGCTCAATCATTTTTAACCTCAACAGGCCTTTATCAATACCTAGATAATCCTAAGATATATAAAAAGAATTTTACAGCAGGAATTAAAGGCGGTAGGTCAGTAGGAAAAGCAACGGGATTTAAATGGATGGTTAATGCAAAAGTTGAGGTAGAATAGTAATATGGTACTCGCCAGAGCAAACTTTGATTTTCCAGCATCATATATCAATGAGTATTTGCATGAGCAATTTAGTAAATATGAAGATATAAACATGGCTATAAATCCAAATGTACCATCATATATTCCATTTTTGCCTGCAGCACAAGCAGTTAATATTTCAGACATTTATCAGGATTTACAGACATCGGCAAATGAAAAACTTCCTGCTGTTTTATTTTATGACCGAATGATGCGCCTAAGATCTAGCGCTTTTCCAGTAGGCAAAAGAGAGCAAGTTTTGTATACAGTATACGGAGATATTGAAAGTTGTACTAATATTGGAAATGTAATGCTAGCGGTCCTAGATCGAGAAGACTACTCTGCTCAAGATTTAAATAAATGGATGACCGATAACAAAGCAAGCCTTGTTGCAAAAGAGTTACCCATGAAAGTATTTTTTAGAAGCATCAGGGTCTTTCAAGCAGACGAGTCTCAAGACTTGGTTGAGTTGGACGGATACAGAAGGGGAAGTGTTCACAAGTACATAGTAGAATACGACTATCATCTAAAAGACAATATAGACTTTCTTGAATTTGATAGGCCATTACATCCACAATGGCCACAAGAAGAATCATAATAAAAGGCTGTATAATTATGGATGAGGAAACAAATCGTCCATATACTAACCACAAAAAGAGGTGAATAAATGGCATATACAAGAGGTACATCTAGCGATATTATCGTTGGCGCTGCTGCACTGTTTACAGCAGATAGTACATTAACACCAGGAACTGTCCCTGCTTTCGTTTCAACTGAGTCTTACAAAACGACTCTATCTAATAGCGCTAATATCGCTGGCGGAATTGAAAACGTAGGATATACAAGTAATGGTATTGAAATCACATTCCAACCTGATTTCGGCGAAGTTCAAGTAGACCAAATTCTTGACGTTGCAAAACTTTACAAACAAGGTATGCAAGTAACACTTGCTACTTCTTTTGCAGAAGCAACTCTAGAAAATCTATTGTTCTCAATCGCAGGACAAGGCGATGATCTTTCAGGCAGCAAAACAACATCTGCAGGACGCACACTCAACCTCGCTTCTGGCGATATCGGTGAATGTCCAGTAGAGCGTGCTTTGATTGCAGTAGGTCCAGGAACAGGTGATTGTGACGA